TCAACACCTACATAACCATCGTATGTTGACGTTCCGTTAGCTTCTACTGGGTGAGTTAAATCTAATTCTAAGTAGATAACACCAGCGTCATCACACACATCATTATATTCAACAATACCTTTACCGTATTTTTGAGTTACTAATCTGAAAGGAATTTCACCCCCTTGACCAAAAATTACATTACCATCTTGGTCATTTAAATCACCAGACGCGTTGTTAGTAAGTTTTAAAGATGCCATGAAAGATTCAGTGTCCATTGGGTTACCATCTGGTCCAGTTAATCTTCCTTTGTTCTCTGAACTAAATCCAGAAACTTGAACAATGACATTCCTTAAAGAACCATCAGTTCCAGTTGGAAGTTCATTTACATTACTTGCAGCTTCAAACTTACCGCTTTCATTTAACGTTACTAGGTTAAGAGAACCTGTTTGAATTGTTATTTCACCTTTTGATGCATCAAATAATCCATCATTGTAATAAAGGTCATATAGGTTTTTCTCTTGGTATTTTGTTGGAGTATATCCATCAACACCTTTTACAACTGGTAAACCATCTGAACCCATTGAAGTGTGAGCAGAGAATTCAGGACCGTCTTTGTAAGGGTCACCGTAGCTACCACTAGCAGAGTCATATCTAGATGATGTTTGTGGTACAAAGAAGAATAATTTACCAATTGGCATATTCATAGCTTGTACAGATACAATATCATTAGCTAATAACTTTGAGAATACTCTTCTTACGATAGGGAACACAACAGTTTCGAATGAACCTGAACTTCCAGCGTCAGTAGACTCGTTTAACAAGTGAGAAGCTTCGTTTTCATATAACTGAGCGATGTTCTCTTTAACGTGACCTTTAAGACCATCTAAGAATCCTAAAGAATTCCATTTGTTGATAGTGTTTTCACGAATTGTTTTCATGTGGTTAAGACCTACATTACCAACTTTACCTGAGGTTAAAAAATTTGACATAATTTATTTATTTAATTTTAATTTACTTTATTATTTATTTGTTCTTTTCATTAAGTCAAGAACTCTTTTTTGTGCTGGGTCAACATAAGCTGTCGTCTCATTTAATTGATTTGACTGACTTGTACTTTTCTCAGAACCTAATTTATTTTCAATTGACTCTGTGATAGGAGTTTTTTCACCTAATTGAGAGCTTATTGATTTATACAATTTCTTTGACTCTCCGATTGTACTAACCTCTTCATCAAATCTACTTAAGATATTTTGTTTTTCTTCTGAAGTAGTTGAGTGCTCTAAAAATAATTTAGTAGCATAAGTTAAGTTAGTATTAAATACGGCAGTCTCAGTAATTGACTTTCTAAAATCTTTAAGAGAGTTTCTGAACATTTCGTTCTCTTCCTTAATCTTTTTAGCTTCACCTAAAAGTGTGTTATATTTTGAAATTGCTGTAGCTAATTTCTTTTCTGCAACACTTTCACCTTTAACACCTTTAACATTCTTAGCTCCCGCTCCAACTGGCTGACCAATGTCAGCTTTTGCTGGTGCTCTGTGCGCTTCACCTTTAGCTTTTGGAATATGCTCTTCAATTGATTCTTCCTCATCCATTTCTGAATTTTTAGATAGACCCATTAAAGCATTTTTAGCTCTTTGACCGACAGCTCCACCCATTTCCATAAGTTTTTTAAGACCATCGATTATTTCGCCTAATCCAGCTGCGGCTCCTTCGACATCACTTCCACCGCCATTGAAACTATCCATTTCCATAACGTGTTCTGCGTGAGCGTCACCACTACCGTTTTGTCCTTCTTCATCAAATCCACCTTCAAGATTATCACCTGAAGTTTCAGTGTCAGTAGATGCTTTTTGGTTGTCAATATCTCCTGTGTTAACAGCAGCTACATCTGAACCTTTATTTACATCACTTACTTGTGGATTATTACTGTTTCCAGCGGTAGCTCCAATTTTAGTTTCTTCATTTACGTCATCTTCTTCTTCTGATAACTCAATTTCGTAAACTACACCCTCATCTTCTTCTTCTTGCATTTTGTGGTCACCATCTTCCATTTCAGAATTTTCTTCTTCCATTTTATCGTAACCTTCAGCTTCTAAACTAGAAGCTTCCATTTCGCCTTGGTCGATAAGACTATCACCCTTATCCATCTTCACATTATATTGTGAACCTGATTCTGGGTCTGTAATTACTACCTCATTTGATGATACAACTTCAATTTCATCATCTCCGCTTAATTTTTTGTAAACTGAGATAACTTCTTCGTCTGATGCACCTGTCATGTCCATTCCGTAGTCTTCGCTACCTTCTCCGTCAAGGCTTTCACCTTCTTCCTCAGAGTCCATATCCATGTCATCAAGTTCTAGTTCTTCTGAGCCACTTTCTTCAGTGGCATCATCAACTGGTAATTCATCAACGTCAACATCAACATCACTGTCAGTGTCAGCATCAACATCTTCGATATCTTCGATATCATAATCATCCTCATTCAAGGATTCTTTTAGCGAACCTGTAATTTCTTCTTTCGCAACCGAACGAAGTATTTCTTTGGTATTCGAATTTATATTCTCTTCAATAAGATTAAATTCCGCTAAGGCTTCTTCTATAATAGACTTGTTTTTTTCGTCTTTCATTTGGTTATAATTTTTTATAATTTAAATTATTACACAGTAAATTTTGTGTGTTTACTTAATAAATATGTATTATTTCTACAAAACACATGATTTTAGTAAAAAAAATTATTATTAAGTATTTAAGCTATTAAAATCTAAATTAAAAACTTGTTTAATTTATCAATTAATAGATTGTCTTTCTTCATTTTAGATTCCATAAATGGCTGTGCGTCAGACTTATTGTTGAACATATAAGAACCTGGCGTACTAGGACTAGTTACTATATCCCAACATATGATTTCGAAATCATCTTGTACAATTAATTTACCATTTATATTATCTAACGAACCAACACCCCTAGAAGATACACCTACACGGATTCCCTTTCTTAACATGTTAGCTATTTGGTCACCCTCACAAGATATTATACCTTGGTTAATAAAACCAGGTGACATGATGATTTCGACTTCACCAACTAAGGTTGTACCTTCCCACCATATTTTTTTAATTTCATGTGATACATTTCTATTTGAAATAACAGATGACTCTGGGTGGTCACTATTGTGTGTCCAAGAAATTTTACCATTATGTCTCATTAACCAAGTTCCATTATCAACAGTAACACAATAAACATTATCATTAAATGGTATTTTTTCTGCTTTAGTAAAACGTGTATCTAGTGAAATCCCCTTAGAACGTCTTTCAGAAATGATATGCAATGGTTTAGAATTAGACGCTTCTATTAATCGCTTAGTTTTAACTTTACGTTTAACTAATTCTAACATCCCATCAGTTTCAACCTCTTCATTAATTATTTTAGTATCTGTAATATACCTATCTTCTGGTATGCGGGTATTAAAAGTTGCGCCATTAGAAATCTTAAGCATAATTTCAAAAACGTCTTCTGATAATTTATCTGAAATAGTATAATATTCTTTCATTAATTTACCATTTTTATCACTTCTATTTCTACCATCCCCTAAAAGCATCCAATCTAATAAAATATTCAATAAATTAACATTCCAATTTTTTGCGTAATTAGGTATATATTTTTCTTCGGAATTTCCTAAATCAAATAGAAAATTATATAATGGTTTATCATAAATTATGAATTGTCTATCATCACTAATCGAATATTCAAATGGTAACTCATTTAATAAGTTTATTATTTTTTCTGAAGATTCTTTTTTAACCTGAGTAATAGTAACCGAATTTTTATTTTTACCCCCTCTAGTTCCAGAGCAATGACCATCAGCGATAAATATACCTAGAAATCTAGCCCATAATTCAGAATCTATTTCATAATTCGAATTCGGGATATTTATTTTTTTAGAATCCTCACCAACCCACTCACCTGAATTTTTAATATATGAATGTGAAACTTTAGAATCACCATTATTAATTTTATCATATAATTCTTCAGCTGTTAAAATATATGGCTTGTCATTCCTATCCCATAAAACAATTTTATGTTTTTTGGTTACTAACATATCTAATGATGAAGAGTTGTATATATGAATCATATCATCATTATATTTTTTATCTGTGGTTCTAGAAACTGATTGTACTTCTAATTCATTAGTGTTAGTATTTAAAGTGAATATCTCATCACCAATAACCATATCTTGAATTTCCCTCCAACCGTCTTTAGTAAATATTTCAGTACCTCTTGGTACGCATTCACCAATAGATAATCTTTGGTCAATTAACTCTTGATATCTGTTCGCTTCTCTCCTTAAAATGTCTTCTGGATATATCCTACCATTTCTGTTTTCAATACCATATTTTTGTAGAATTACAAATAGAACTAACGGTTCAGCCATAACAGGGCCATTACCAACTTTATTAACTTCTGAAATAAAAGATTTATTTCTAATGTCACTAGGTTCAATAAAACCAGCGTCACCTTCAATCAATAAACCGCTACCAGTTTTTCCACCTCTTAATATTTTATAATCATTGGTCATCTTTAAATGCTTTGTCTATAAATATGTTAATAAAATAAAAAAAGCCTAATCTTAAACGATTAGGCTTTCATTTGCTACTTTTAGTGCTTCTTCCTTATGTTTATAAAACTCGAAATGTCGATGTCTATTAAATATCTCTTTACATGCGGTTTCACTTAACTTATTCATTTCATCCAACAACGTATTATTATTCAGTTTATAATTACCTCTTTGATATAGAGTCACTTCGCAACTCATGAAACTAGGTTTATCACCTGATATCCCAGACTCTCTCATATCCATATCCACGATAACTATATCGTTATGGAATATATCTGTGTTTATATCTCTATATAAATAACTTTTAATTTTTTTAGTTAGGTCAGTAATAATCCTCTTATAATTATTACTTTCATCATAACTAATCGTGTTGGACCACGAACTAAATTTGATATATATGCTCTTTGGGTCGTTTTTGTCTACGGAACCAAAATGTGTATTTAAGTTATTATCGATTTGTATTTCTTTCTCTGTACCTCTGCTTTTTTTCATACTTCAAGTATAATGGAAAAAAATGGATTAGTCAATATTTGGTAAAACTTTATTTTAATATCTCTAAATTATTAAGCGATTTTAATGCTTTGTCTATCTGGATAGGTGAAAGTAAATCATCTAAATTTGACTTCTTAGAGTGTAAAGAATAAACTAAAGCTTTTTTTGGGCCAGAAACCAAGTAATGCATCTCGTTAGGTCCAAATTTATAAACATCACCTTTTTTATATTCACAACCAATGGTTTCATTAATTATAGTACCTTCTAATATTAACCCATATTCATATCTTTCGTCATGCTTATGTGGTATCACATAAGAGTATGGGTCATAGCTAGTAATAAAAGCTTTGCATTCACTCATATTCGTTTTAAGAATCATGACTTCAACCCCTTTAGAAATCTCTTTAGGTAATTTTTGCCATGTGTCTGTAACTAAAACAATCTCTATTGGAGTAACGTCAGGGAAGGACATAATTAAACCATCAAACTTATCTTTGATTTTCTTTAGACCATCAACGGCCTTATTGTAATTTTCATTTTTCTTTCCAAAAATGTTATCTATAAAACTGTTCATAAACCTCTTTCAGTAACTATCATCTTTATTTCCCTTAATAAAACTAAAATTTCTTCGTTAACTTTAGTGCTTTTCTCACCTAACTTTTCGTTCCTAACGTCTAACTTATCACTCTTTTCTTCCCATAGGGTTGTAAGTTTGATGACGTCTTTAGCTAACTCGTCTTTATCATTTTCAGCTTTCTTTAATCTATCAGCCAACCAGTATATAGCAGCACCCATAACAACCACCACTGGCGCTTGCTGCAATAACCAATTAATTATGTTTACATCTGCTTGAAATAGTATATGAGTCATTTTAATTTAATGTTTCTTTTAAATAACTAAGCTCAGTCATTTCACTAATAAAAGTCTCTGGGTTATAGTCGTACCTTAGTACTTTATCTTTAACTCTTAAAAAAGTATCTTTTTCTTCAATTGAACATTCCTCTTTCAATTTAGTATTTATAACATCTAAACATTCTCTTATTGTTGTTTTGTAAAGGTCTTTCTTTTGAGATTCATCACCGTTAATAATGGTTCTAATAACTTTCTTTTCACTTTCTGAAACAGTAGAGTATTTTTTATTGAACTTCTCAATCATTATTGGAGCCAAGAATTTATTAGTGTAAGGTTCAACCTTAGTGTTCTCAGTCATAATCTTTTTACCTGTGAAATTATTCAGGTACATTCTAGATTCAACAATAGATGATAAATTCTTAGCAGACCTAGGTGTTACGGTTAACCTATAGATGTGCTCATGTAACTCTTTATTGTCATAATCCTCAATTAACATATAACCGTTCTTATTTAAAAACTTAGTTAGTTTATTGTTACATTCATTAACCTTATTAACATCTAATTTACTCAATAGAGATAAACATTCATCAACAAATAGTTTAGAATTTTCCAAGTCTTCATTTACTTTATTCTCTAAACTATCATAAACTTCAAATTGTACTCTTAGTGTTGAATTCTCTTTAAGGGTTTTAGCGTAGGCTTTAAAAACTTTTCTGTTTTTATTATTACCTTCGACGATTCCATCTATTAAAATATCCTTAAAAGTTTCATGTATTTGACCAAAATTTTGCATTGTTCTTTTTTATTATAAATATGGTCAATATGCAATAAAAAACAACTTTACTCATTAATATCTTCAGTCTCGCCCAATTTATCATCAATTTCATTTATCATAGAATCCATTGTTTTGTTAAATTTAACTGATTTATCATAAAATTTAGTTACCTCATTTTTCTTTTTCTTTTCAGCCTTTTTACTCTCATCTAACATGTTAATGAATTTATTAACTGAACTATTTTTAGGGTTACGTTTTAAATTTTCGTTAATTATCTTACCTTTCTTTTTCTTAGACTCATCAGTGGTGTCTTCAGTATCTACATCGGCATTATCCGCACCAGCGTCATCTAAAGGTTCGGTATCACCAAAACCACCGTCTTCAACGTCAGTATCATCTAAGTCTAAACCATTATCGTCAAAGCCACCACCAAAGCCACCGCCGACACTACCAGTGTTACCACCACCATCGGGTCCGTCACCTTCCTCATCAACAACACCACCTAGTCTGGCCATTTCCATATCACCATAAACTCTATCAACGTTATCAAACACACCTGTATTCTTAATAACATTACCTGTGTTTTCTAACTCTTGAGCCGCAGCCTTTTCAATTCTTTGTTCAAGTAAATCCTGTTTTATTTCTTCATCACTCCAACCTAATATCTCTCTTTTAGCCCTAGTCATAGACATTGCACCAAAACCATTTCCAGAATCAGCAACTGCATCTTTATATAGATTAACCTTGGCCGCTGTATGTTCAACTTTAAGCATTTCAGCTTGTGTAGATGGGTTATTTAATGTAAGTGTAAAATTATCTAAATCATCAGTAAAACCTAATAAATGTAAGTGAATTATAGCAATTTTATTCAGCTCGTGTAAAAGGGCTTGTTGTATTCTATTGATTGTTCTAGAAAATCTAATATCTAGCAATGCTAAATTCTTACCCTCACCTTGAGCTTCTTCAAAACCTAAGAAGGTTTTAGGTACCCTTAACGCCGTAAATAACTTTCTTTGTAGGTATTCAATATCAGCAATCTGGTCTAAGTTCTGAGCACCAGGTAAGGTATCAATAGGGGTTTGAGCATTTTCATCCCTAACTGGTATAAAAATATCTTGGTCAATACCTAATTGATTATACCTGACATCCATTTGACCTGTTTGAGGGTCAATAAGTGGGGTACGCTTAAATCTATTAGCAATATCATCAACATAACCACTAACGTCTTCATTATCTATGTTACCAACATAAACTTTATAGACACGTCTTTCTGGTGCCCTAGTTACCCTATAAACTAACATAGCATCCTCAGCCAGTATCAATTGTTTCCATATACGCCTAGCTTTCTCTAAAAATGAAGTACCATAAGGTAATTTCCTATCATCACCTAATAGTCTAAAGTGACCTATTTGCCATGATTGAAATGTCATCTCATTTCTCTTCCAATAAAATTGTGTTTTATTTCTAGCCTCATCTTGATTTACATCAGATAGTTGCGATGGGGATATAACACCTCTAATGTCATTCTCTCTTCTTTCGATTTCAAAGTTAGGTAGCTGTCTAACACCAACAACACCAGCTTTACTATTAATGTTTAGGTGTACAAAGTTGTCGCCATACTTACATAAATTCCTAGACCACATAGGTAGTGAAGTGTGTATGTCTAATCTATTAATGAATAAATCCTGCAATATTCTTTTAACCCTCTTACTACCAGAGTATATGTTTATTACATCACCCTTATCATTAGGGGTTGTAGACTCTTCCATGAATATATCCAATGTGGCAGAAATCTCTGGATAGAATTCCATTGTTTCAAAATCCGAATATGACCCAACTCTAGTTGTTTCATAGTGTATTGCTTGTTGATAAAGCTCACCATCTACTTTAGTCCACTGACCTTGTAAGTACTTATCTTGTTGAGCTTGCAACTTAGCAGTCTCGTATTCCTCTTTTGATTTAGTTTTTAGTAATTCAGTACCATTACCCAATGAATATCTATTGGTTTTTTTAACCTCTGGATTTATCCCCTCTTTACCGAAGACATTGCTTAATTTTTGAAATACTGTTGGTTTTTCTGCCATTTTAATTTATTTTATTAATGATACTATATATTGTAAATATGTCAAGTTATTGACTTGTTTATCTTGAACCACTAAATAACCACATATACTTACCCTTAGGGTCTTGCATATTCTTAGCTACAGTGTGACTAAAGTTAGGTTGTTTCGTGGTTAATTTCTTCCTTCTATCTTTTTTTGATGTAAAACCATTACGTCTATATTCCTCATTACTAACTTCACCCTTATTAACCATCCAACCAGATAACATAGCCTTACTTTTCTCTTTAGATTCGTTTAATTTTTTAAATGAGTATTCAGCAACCCATAAAGCATAAGCTAGAGCCATAAGTAAATCATCATGATACCCATCCATGTGGTCGGCCCTACCGTTTTTAAATACAAACGTTCTCATCTCTGAGGTTAGTCTTCTAGACCTAACTTTTACGCCATTCATCCTGACCATCATTTCTAGATGACTTACAATAGGCGCTCTGAGACCAGCGCCTACATTAAAACCTGGGAATTTACCTTCATCAGAATAATTCTTTGGGGTTCTACTCTTCTTTTCTAGAGGTTTGCTTGAACTGTCGGCGTAGTATAAATTAGGTGTACCCAAATCTAATAAACGGTTAATAGTACCAACACCCCAACCACCAGTAATATCTACAACCACCAATGCATCATATATTCTACCATATTCATTAACCAAATCACCTAATAAGTCTGGTCTCAATTTACCTTTATATTCCATAACTTGAGTCATGGTATTAAAATCTATAATGACTATAGTTGAAGAATCTTCTCCATCACCTCTAGCAACATCAGCAGATAAAATATATTGACGTCCCTCTTTAGGTTCCTCCCATATCCAAATTTCTTTTTCATCACCAGAAATAAATTCAGGTTCAATAACATTCTCCTTTTCTTGCATTGTGATGTATTTATCGTCAATAACAGCACCACCAGAACCAATAAAAGATACATCAAGCTCTTGAGCAATCATCTTTTTATCGTTGTTCATACCACGACACATTTCACGATACCAACTAGATTCAGGTTTATAACCTTTCTGTAACATTTTGTCGTAGTGTTCGTGGATAGCTCTAACACTTTCCTCAGAATCACCCTCTTTCGTAAACTTAACCTCTTCTATAATATCATCATCATCATCTTCATTAATCCAACGCAGGTCTTTGTTATATCTAGGGTCTTGATACCACTTCATTTCAATAACATGAAAATCGTTATCACCACTCATAGCCTGTTCATAGGTTTTGTAGTATAACGAATCCATACCGTTAGGTGTAGAAACCAAAGAAGCTCTACCACCAGTGTTGTGACTAATAAGACCATTAGAAATAAATGAATTTGTTTCAGGTACGTGTAAATCGTAAGTATAATCTTCAGATTTTTCAATATCCACTATCTCATCAATATAAAATGATTCGTTATATTTAACTTGGGATAATAGATAAGTTAATAAATCACTATTTGGTATTATTTCTATTAATTTATATAATGAATGATAAGTTAACCTTTCATATTTAGACTCCCAAAACCTATCTAAAAATCTAACTTTATATTTAGGTAGATTATGTTCCTTAAGTAAATTAGAAATTAACTCTTTATTTATTAATACATACCTACTATTATCAACTTTATTTAGTAAATATTCATAGTTATTTTGTTTTCTACCCATTCTAAACCCAATTTCCTCATAAAATCTAAGGGCGTTTATAGAATAGATTTTTAAATTGTAAATAATACAAACGTGGTCTTTATTTTTGATTATTGAAGATTCACTTGTTTTATATTTATTTTTCTTTACATGAGAAATTATACCAAAATTCAATAATAATGTATGTAATGTTTTAATTAATTTTTTAGATGTGCTAGAATATTTAATATCTTTAATAGTTGACATTCCATCACTATCAAACATACCTTGTAAAAAGGCTTTAATAACACTCTTGGGCATCTTCAATAAAGCTAAGGGGATTTCTTTATCCCTAGCGTTATGTTTATTTAATCCAAACGATTCAAACCAAGAAACTAATTCAGTTGAATAAAATTGAAAATGTCTATCATCAACTTGAGTGAAACCATTACCTAAATCAGCTTCATCATTTAATAAAAACTCTTGAATTCTTTTATCTGTATTAGTTATTGTAATACCTCTAGAAGTGAAGTTACCTTCAGCTACAAACAACCCTAATAAATAACAAAAATTTAAATTAGATTCCAAATTTGTTGGAATATTCACAGGTTTATTATTAGGTGTTTTTTCAAAGTTGAACTCAAACTTACTTGACTTACCAAAATAATTTTGATTATATTGTATAATCGGTTTATCGCCAACTTCCAATTTATTCATTCTAACCCATTTTTCAGAATTGTTTCTATTAACTAGAATAGGGTGTTTCCAACTACCTTCCAATTCAATACCTAATTTAGTTTTTATTTTAAATGTTTCCCCATATTCACTAACGAATGTTTGTGTAGCGTCTACAATTACACCATCTTTATTACAAACTCTATGAGGTGTTTTTAAATCACTAAACCCTAATATATCTTTCTCAGTTACTAACTCATCCATACTTACTAACCCACCTTCGGTTAATATTAAACTATCTTTCTTAAGACAACCTAAAGCCGTCAAAGCTGTACCAAAAACAATAGCACCGTTTTCGATAAACGCCGCCTCATCCATAATTAACCAAGTAGGTGTAAACCCCCTTAATGCGTTTTTAGATGTAGCAACAGCCCTAATTCTACTACCATTAGGTAATTTAAGTTCTTTTTTAGACTCAGTTGAATAAATCTTTTTATTTTCTTTTTCTTCAGTACCATAATACTCAGACCCCCATGCCCATCTAGGGAATTGATTAACAAAATCTTTAATCTTATCAAGGAATTCAAAGGCCATATCTTGCTTATTTGCAAGAATTAGAATAGCCTCTGGGTTATTAGGGTCAGCGAATATAGCTTTTACTGCGGCATAAGCAGCTGTTGTTGTAGATACACCAGCCTGTCTAGGTTTAGTAACCATAGTGAACCTGTGATTTTTATAGGCTTTTATAATATCTCTTTGTTTAGGGAATAGTTTGAACGGAACAAACCCTTCTTTTGTTTTATCAAAGGTTTTTAAATATTCGGTAATTGCATAACATGGGTCGACTAAACACTTAGTATACTCACTTAAAATTTCATTTCCAGTTAACATCTATCTTTCTATATAAATATGCTAAACTTATCTAAAATAAAAAGAGCGCTTATTAGCGCCCTTTATTCTTAATTTTATAGAACTTTAGTTATTAAACCAAGTTCCACTATCTAAATTATCTAAATCCTCTGGACCTAAAAATTCATCATCACTTATTCTATCTACCACATTGTCGAACTCGTCATCTCTTAATTCGTCTTTAACATCATTCAACATATCATTGACAATAGCCTTACCCTTTCTTGAACCCATAAGGATTTCTCTGAAACAATCATTAAACTTCTCAGGTGGTAATGAGACCAAATCAACAAACACGTGATGCTTTAATTTATAGTCGTCACTAGGTAACGCATCCAAGAATTTTTCCCATAAAGGTGGACCTAATCTCATATCCCAAGTCTCAGCAGACATAAAGTCGGCTTTATCGATAACAAACTGGGCTATCTTAGGGTCTTTAGGTAGGCTGTGATAAGCTAACACTTCCATTAGACCCTTGACCATCTCATGTATCAATACAGGTAAGCAAATGGCTTGAGCTTTTATCTTTGGTACATCATTTTCAGTCTTAGGGAATTCAACATTAACTAAACCACCTATCATTCTAGGTTTAGTATCATCTTGAACCATATACATGTAATCTGCACTAGACATTAATTTAGAATATAAACTAGGTAGTACAGGTTCCATATCTTGTAGGTCCTCGTCAATAAGATTAAACATATGATTAACCTTCTTGGCTGAACCTTGTATTAAAGCATTAACCATTCTACGTTTGTAAACTTCTTTATTAGCTTGGACTAACTCATCATGGCTATCAAATTCAATGTCAGTTGATGGGTTCATCTTAATCTTAGTTTTATCGAGATTTAAAGTGAAATCTGTTGTTAAATCAGCTTCAATAACTAAATCACCTTCATCAACGTCAAAGTCTTCCATAATCATCTCCTTAGCTTTTTGAATTAACTCATCTTTGTGAGACTCTTCTAAATCGATTATTTTCAACATCAAATCTCTTTGACCTTTAGTAACCTCATTGACATTAATTTCATCTACGCCATGGTGTCTTTTAAACCTTTTTAAAACATCAGAAAATCTCTTAGACATCATCTTTTCTTCAAAATGCATTTCATCATCTTCTGGAAAAGCTGGGTGATTACCCAAAGAATGTTTACGCTCCCTAAGTTGCTTAGCTAGAGTAGGGTCCATTCTTTCATTATGATTATCATCATATTTTATACGACTCTCATTTAACTTACTTTCACCGTCAGCTTTTTTTAAAGACCTGATAGCTAAAAGTTTTATCCTTTTATTATCCATTATTTTTTGTTTTTAAAGTAGTTTATTAATTCACTCTTTTTTATTCTAGGGTTAACAGATTCAGAAATATTTTCATTTATATTAACCTTAGGTGATGTGCTTTGACCTAAACTTTCTAAGAACTTATTAAAAGCTTCATTTTTAACGCCGTACTCAATGGCCCTATCATCAGCATCTGAATATAATGAATCCACTTCATTATCTTCGTTTTCTTCACCCTTACTTTCGTTTTGAGTTACCTTAACAGTGTCACCGTCTTCAACAGCTTTTTCTAATTCTGGGCTAATATCTTCTAAGCTATCTTTAGTAACTGAGTATGTAACACCCTCTTCTTCAATTTTTTTTCTTAATTTATTCATCGTCGTCTGTATTTTCTAATTCCATTTCGACATCTTTCTCGTAAAGCTTGTCTACTACGTCTTTTATTGGCATCCCAAATGGGAATATTACTCTATCTTCTGGGTACTCGTCTAGGCCGTCAATATTTTGCCAACCTAAAGGTATTATACCATCCATAGAGTCGTACATTGAGAATAGTTCGTTGTCTTGTGCTACATGTAACTCAAAATCAACGGCTATTTTACCTACTTTCAATATCATACCATCAAATGGTGGTTTTGGATTACCGTTTGCTGGGTAAGAATCCCATTCCTCACCGTCCACTGATTCTATATCGTCACTAAATATAAATTCATAGAAAAACATGTCCCTATAACTGGCACCTATTTTATGTATGTATATTAGATATAACTCTTCCATTAAAATTCTTTAATCTCTGGTTTATTACCGTTAGTAAAACTAGGGTTACTGTGGTTATCTGGTTCACCATATTTAGAAACGTTAATCATATATTGTTTACCGTTATCTAAAATATCTGTTGTGTACAAGTAAACATAAGGTTCATCTTCTTCTGATGGTTTACTAACAACTTGACCGCTATTCGTAAAGTTAACGCCGTTAAATCTTTTACCTTTAATATCAAAGGTTAAAGTAACACTATTACCATCACTACTAAAATTACTAGAATCTATGAATTTAACACTAGTTGCATCAGCCTTTGGTTGAGGGTCTGGTAACTGTTCAGGGATTATTCTCCAAGGTTTAGACCTTCTGTTAGGCTTAGTCTTAGGTTCGGTTTTAGGCTTAGTTTGAGGCTCAGGTTGAGTTGTCATCATCTCAAACTCATCTATAAAATTTTCTTTTAACATATTTTTAATTTTATCTTTAAAAACATCGGTTCCTTTCTTAGACTCATTAGTTGAGTACTTATTTTCTTCCATACCACCGTTACCAACACCTAAAGTAGAATCGGCAAAAACAGTTTTCTTGTTATCACCTTCTTCCATATCTATATCGTCTAAATCTAACCCACCTTCACTATCGACATCATCATCTTCTACTTCAGGTTCATTATCATCATCAGACTCATCATCAATTGTATCAGTAGACGATGATTTTACTTTTTGAATGATATCAGATTGGTCCTCACTATCCATTTTACCTGAATTAGTAGCCGATAAAACAGAGTTTATTGCAAACTTCTCTAAATCATAATCAGGTTCAGCTAGGTCATCCGTATAACTTCTAAGGCTTTGACCTAATTTACCAGATAACTGTTGTATGTATTTTTCAGGGTTTTCATCTTCGTCAGCTTCAACACCCGCATCAAAAGGTTCTTCATCAAAAGGTTTATCAGAAGGTTCTTCTGCGCTAGGTTCTGGCATCTCTTCAGAAGAGCTATCGTCAGGAATAGAAGAACCCATCTCATTAGCTTCTGGCTCAGGAGATGGGTCATCAAGTTTTAACTTATATTTAGTTTCAGCTATGCTTTTTTTTTTGAATTACCTTCACCTTTAATAATGTTATTAATAGCTGTAGTAATCTTAAGGCCATTTGTAGACTCACCTATCATTTCAAGAATGATAGCGTCAATAGCTTTTTCACTTTCACTTAATTCAACATTTTCCTCTGCGTCAGAATCAGAGTATTTTTTTTCTTTATCAGAATCCCACTTTTTATCAAGCGTATCAAATAAATCTTTTTTCTCTTTATCAGAAAGCTTACCAAAGTCTTCTGGTTCGTGACCCATTTTCTTTAGCTCAGCGTTGAATAGTTTTTTATACTCATCATCTTTTTCAGCTTTTTCATTGATGCTGTCACCATATTCTTTAACGGTGTCATTATCAGAAGCAATTTCTTCGTCATGACCTTCATTACCACCCATAGTCTTAACAGTACCAAGTGGCGTGTCAGGTTGACTAGGTTTAGGGCTTTCCGAATAACAATCAGAGTTTTCGTTTAGTAAGCTGTCATTTTTTAATACGTTGATAGAATCTTTTTTACCTAAAGCTTCGTTAAGACTGATAAACTTAAGGTTTAATTGTTTAGTCGCTTGAGAGTAACTATCATAAGCCTTATCAGTTTTATTCTTTAGACCACCGATGTAATTAAAATCCTCGGCGATTAAGTTTTCAGATTTATCAGTTACTTTAATAAAATATTTATGGTTCTCTCTAACAATACCATAAATTTTACCATCAGGACCTTTCTTAGTTAATTCAACGACAGAAGTTTTAGTGTCTTCATTAATAGGTGCCATTCCCATTAACCCTCTCATTCTTTTTATTTGGTCATTACCTTTTAAACTAGTTGGTCTAATATTATTTTTCATTATTTGTTTTGTTTTTTATCCGTTTATTACTTTAGGTGGTATCATTTTCTTATAACCTATTACAAAAGTATTAGCCGTTGAACTTATTGTTTTGACTAATATATCTAAAGTTACACCTGCAATCAATCCGACTTCTGTGCCATTAATAGTAGGCGTAGTAGCGCTAGATGCGTACACTTTAATATAAACATACTCATCAAAATTAGCATCAGCCGCAGGGTGAATTACTTGCTCAAGATTTCTCATTATTATACCTTTTACTATATAAATATATGAAAATATATTAAAATCAATATTTTGAGCAAGTAATGTAACCTTAGACCCTTATAATTGTATTAATTGGATAAAGGAGCTTTAATTGTAGAATGACTTTCGTAACCATTTAGAGTAAAATCTCCAAACCCTAAATTGTCAATATCAAATGAGTCGTTTATTGTGACACTAGGTAAATCGAAAGGGATTCTTGTTACCAACTCATTTGCTTGAGTAATGTGGTTACTATATAAATGGACATCACCTAAGCTACCAATCAACTCTTCAGGTACCATATTAACTTCCTTACTTAATAGAAGTAATAATAATGCATAAGAAGCAATATTAAAGGGTAAGCCCAAAAATGTATCAACTGAACGTTGATTCCATTTTAATGAAATTGCTCTAGTAGGAACGTTATTCTCGTCACAAAACCTAATCAAGTCCTCAACTGGCGCAAGATTAATGTCTGCTACATTATTACCAAGGTACCCTATCCTCTCTTTATCACTTAATTCTCTAGTATACGCTTGAAAACCATAATGACATGGCGGTAATGTCATATCACCAATATCACTTACATTCCAAGCGTTAACCATAAGCCTCCTAGAGTCTGGGTTTGTTTTAAGATTATGTATTAAATCTTTTATTTGGTCAATGTTTTCATCACCCCACTTTCTCCACTGGCCACCATATATGGGTCCTAACTCTCCATATTTCTTAGCGAAATCATTGTCCGTTTTTATTTTATTAAGAAACTCTTTCTGAGTTAATAAAAAGGACGGTGCTTTACCGTCACCTTTTAAAAAACAGTCAATTTCCCTTAGTTCAGATTTTTCAGTATAGGTGTCTTTAATGCCTCTAACCCATCCTTTGTAGGCATCGCCGTTCCAAATATTACAACCGTTATCAACTAAATACCTTATGTTAGTATCACCCTTTAGGAACCATATTAACTCTGTTACTAAAATCCTAAATGGCATTTTCTTGGTTGTCAACAGAGGGAAACCGTCAGCCATATTATGCCTTATCTCTCGACCAAAAACAGACTTGGTTCCAGTTCCAGTTCTATCACCTTTTTCTCTACCGTTAACGAAAATGTCATTAATTAAGTCTATGTATTCGTAATCTATTCTATTGTTCATATTTCTATTTTAATGTAACTGGTATGTTATACTTCTCAACATAATGGTCTATCTCAGCAAAAGTATTGAAATAAAATTCACTAACAACCCCATCATATGGGTCGTGCTGAGTTAAATAATGTAAAGATTCTTCTTCTAAATATTGATATAACCATTCCGTATCTATCATGAATTTATTTTTTCTTTATACTTTTCAATAAATTTAACAACCTTATCAAGTTTAGCGTCTGAGAATTCTTCATCATTATCATCCCAATCTTGAATCATACCTTTCATTGCAGATATCACAACACCTTGATATTCTTTCTTTTCTTCGTTATCAACCTTGTTAATTTCTTCAATCATCAATGATACATCAACCTTACCAAGATTTTCAAATTTATAATTAGGTTTTATTTTTGAATTCAGAACCTTACCTTGACTGTCAGCCAATTCAAAACGCATATAATCAGTAGGTGATACATCTATGTATTTATACTGACCACCGTTTTTAAATGTAATGGTTAAATCCTTGTTAGTCTGGTCGTATTCAGAGACCAGCAAATTAGATGACTTGTAATGACTTCTTACAATATCACCACCCACTTTCTTTTTTATTAACATATTATTTCTATTTTAAATCAAATATACTATAAAATGAAAGAGAAAACAACTTGTTTTTTGGAATAATTTATGTATCTTTGCCTTGAACAAATAACATATATAGATGAAATTCAATAAAACGTTAAGTGAAATTATGAGAGGTGCTATGAGTAGTGCTAAAGATTATGAAGACAATAAAATAAGACCAGAGCACATAACCTTATCGATTATTTTACATGCCGACAATGCTGTTTATCAAATATTGATGAATGCGAATTTCAATATTGAAAGTTTATTTGACCAAGTTGATTCACTCTTAACTAATAGTGTTATAAATACAAATAAAGCTTATAGTTCTTCACCAGAGATATTACCTAGTGAGTCTACTAAGTTTTTAATCAATCAAATGAAGAAAGAGTGTGATAATATGAATGAGAATCTTATCTCAGAAAAGCATTTGATGTTAGCGCTACTTAAAACGAAGTGTGATGCACAAAAATCGTTCAATAAACTTAAAATGAATTATAAAACTTTTAAACAATTACTAATGGAACCCGAAAACAACATAAATGAACCAACCGATAGTGAGTTTGAGAACATTCCACTTAATAACCCTAAAAAAAGAAAATCCAAAAACTCTTCTAAAACTGAAGTACTAGATAATTTTTGTAGAGATATCTCTAGAGCAGCATCCGAAAACAGAATCGACCCAGTTGTGGGCAGAGGTGATGAGATTAGAAGAGTCACAGCAATATTATCTAGAAGAAAGAAAAATAACCCAGTGCTGATTGGTGAAGCTGGTGTGGGTAAGGCACAACCTCTAACAGCTAAAATACTTACACCTAATGGTTGGACTACTATGGGTGAAATAGAAGTTGGTGATGATGTTTTAACACCTAATGGTGACGTAACTAAGGTAATTGGTACCTATCCACAAGGTGAGAAAGATATTTATCAAATAACATTTAAAGATGGTAGGAGTACTGAAGCATGTGGTGAACATTTATGGCAAGTATATGGAATTCCAAAAGGCGAAAATAGAAACCACACATGGTCAACTATCAATACCCTTGATATAAAGGATAAAATCGAAAACACTAATTATGAACTGAAAATTCCTTTAGTATCAAATCAACTCTTTTCTAAAATTGAAAATAATAAGAATTATGTAATTGACCCATATTTAATGGGGTTATTATTGGGTGATGGTCATTTTGGTAAAAGTGAATTATCATTTACAAGTGCTGATATTGAAATCCCTGAGTTAGTAAGTGAAATAATTGGTGAGGATTATCAATTAAACTTAAATAAAGTTAAAAATAAAACAAATTCTTATAGATTAGGTTTAAGTGATTCTAAATATTTAGAGGTTAGAACTAGACATTATAAGAATGATAGGGTACATCCATTATTAAAAGAAACAGATTCATTAAATTTGACTGAAACAAAATCTGAAACCAAATTTATACCAGAAAAATATAAAAATGGTTCTTTTAATCAAAAAATTAGTTTATTACAAGGGTTGTTAGATTCAGATGGTACGGTAACAGAAACAGGTACAATTCAATATTCTAGTGTTAGTCAACAATTAATAAAAGATATTCAAGAATTAATTTGGTCTATAGGTGGTGTAGCAAAAATTAAAGAAAAACAAACTTTTTTCACTTATAAAGATGAACGTAAAAAAGGGCAATTATCTTACGTTTTAACAATTAGGTATAAAACCCCTAGAAATTTATTTAGGTTACAAAGAAAAATAGAGCGACTTCCATTAAATTATCAATATTCAGACACTCTTAAAAATAATATTACCGATATTAATTTTATTGGTGTTAAAGAGGCTAAGTGTATTAAAATTGAAGATGAGAACCACTTATATGTCACGGATAATTATGTTGTGACTCATAACACATCAATAGTAGAAGGTTTGGCCTTATTAATAAACAGTGGTGACGCACCTAAACCATTATTAGGTAAGCGCATATTCTCATTAGATTTAGCTTCTATTGTTGCAGGTACTAAGTACCGTGGTCAATTTGAAGAGAGAATGAAAGCTATTTTAGAAGAACTTAAAGACAACACTGATGTTGTTTTGTTTATTGATGAGTTACACACCATAGTAGGTGCTGGTGGCGCATCAGGAGCGCTAGACGCATCTAATATTTTTAAACCAGCTTTAGCTAGAGGTGAAATTCAAATCATAGGTGCTACAACATTGGATGAATATCGTGAAAATATTGAAACTGACGGTGCTTTAACAAGAAGGTTTCAAGAAGTTCTAGTTAGAGAACCATCTTTAGACGAGACTAAAGATATTCTAACCAACATAAAAGATAATTACGAAAATTATCATAAAGTTAAGTATAGTGATGAGGTCATTGACCTAATTATTAAGTTAGCTGACAGGTATGTGTCTGATAGAGCTATGCCAGACAAGGCCATTGATATAATGGATGAAACTGGTGCGTTTACCAACATAGACGTTAAGCTACCTAAAAAAATAAAAACTATAAAGGATAAGATAGTTGATATTCAAGAAGAGATGAAAGCTGTCATCAAACAGCAAGACTTTGAAGATGCCGCTAAGCTTAAAAACGATAGATTAAAGTTAGAGACAGAGCTTGAAAACATGATGTTTGAGTGGGAAAATAATAATGAAGTTAACTTTACGGAGATAACTAGTGAAATGGTAGAAACTGTAATATCAACTATGACAGGTATCCCATTAACCAAATTGACGTCAGTAGAGGCCAACACTCTTAAGAACCTTGAGAAAGACTTGAAAGATATCGTTATCGGTCAAGATAAGGCAGTTAGTAAGATATCTAAATGTATTAGAAGAAGTAGATTAGGTATTAGAAACGCAGATAAACCAATGGGTTCCTTTATCTTCTTAGGCCCAACAGGTGTAGGTAAAACACACCTATCTAAAGTTATTGCTAAACAGGTATTCGGTGATAAAGAATCCTTAATTAAGGTAGATATGTCAGAGTACATGGAAAAATTCTCTATGACTAAATTAATTGGAGCACCTCCAGGTTATGTTGGATACGGAGAAGGGGGTAAACTTACTGAAGCAGTTAGACGTAGACCTTATTCTGTAATCTTATTTGATGAAATTGAGAAAGCCCATGAAGACATCTTCAACTTAATGTTACAGCTTCTAGATGAAGGTTATTTAACTGACAGTAATGATAGGAAGGTAGACTTTAAGAATACAATCATTATTATGACTTCTAACATTGGTGTTAAAGAGTTAAGTAATTTTGGTAAGGGTATTGGTTTTGAGACCAAGAACTCTATTATAAACGAGGAAGAACGTGCTAAATCAATAATTCAAAAGGCTTTAAAAGATAAATTTAAACCTGAATTTTTAAATAGGATAGATGAAACAATCATCTTTAATTCACTTAAACAAACAGATATCAATGAAATAATTAAAAACGAAATTGATATTGTTAAAAGTAGGGTAAGCGAGTTAAATTATTACTTGCAAGTGAATAAGAGTGCTATGGATTACATTGCTAAAGAGGGGTATCATAAAGAATATGGTGCTAGACCACTTAAGAAAGCAATTCAGAAGTACGTTGAGGACCCTATAACTGATGAGGTTATGGATGGTAACCTAAAAGAAGGTGGTAATATTAAACTATCTTACACCGCCAAGAGTGGCATTAAGACAAAGGTTAGTAATCCTAAATAAATACTTTAAAACAAAAACCCGCTTTTAGCGGGTTTTTTAGTATTTATTAATGTGATAAAGAATTAAAAGTATATATTATGAAAAACGAAAGTAAATCTAAGGACATAAATAACCTACCAACCGATAAACCAGTTAAAGATAAAGAATCTAAAAACAATATAATCGGTGGCGGCCCTAACAAAAAGCCTATTCAAGATAAAGGTGAGGATGACCCTAAGGATAAAAATAAAGTCATAGGTGGTTTGGCCGATAATTTACCAGTTCAAGATATTGCTAAGAAACACCAAGTACCAGTAAACGTAATCAACGATGAAATTAAAGCTGGCGTTAAGGTAGAAATGGAACACACTTCAGATAAAAACGTTGCATACGAGATAGCAAAAGACCACATATTTGAAGACCCTAAGTACTATACCAAACTTAAAAAGATGGAAGAAGCTACAAATGAATCCACAAAGAAAGTCATTAAAAAGTTTCTTAGAGAAGATGTTGACCTAAAGGTGGTTGACGAAAATCCAGAATCTATAAACGTTTTAGTTAATTATAACGGTAGGAAAGCTGGTTTAATAGTAGTATCTCCGTCGCCTACTAAAAAGGATGTCATAGAAATCACAGGTATTAAATTTAAAAAGGAGTACGAGGAATTACACATAATATCTCAAGCGGTAAATGAACTATGGCCTTTATTTAAGGATGCTAACTCTATCCTTGTAGCCCCTAAGTCAGCAAGCATTGAATTCTGGAACAAACTAGGGTTCAGTAGAATATCACCAAACTACCTAATTTCAAACAGAGGTCACTAAAAACTTGTTTAATTAATTTATTTTCGATATATTTGTTTAAAATAATATATGGAAAGTTTAGCTGAGAAGATATACGTGGCCTTGATTAATAACCCAAATATAACTGACACAACAAGGATACTAAAAAACCCTGATTCAAGAAAAGGGTTAGTAAACCTATCAAATACTTTAGCTAAAAGTTTCATAAATAACAAATAATATGGAGAATAAGAATGAAATTAAAAAAGATTTATATAAACAAAAACCTAAAGCCAGACTTAGATTTATTAGGAAAGGTGTTGCATATTACTACGCCGACCTAAAAGAACAAACAGTTAATTTCGAGGTACCTGTAGATGATATGGGTGACGCTGATTTTAATGTAGAGATGGAAGGTAAATTATTAATCAGATGGATTAGTGATTCATCAAAACAATAGTATCGTGAAAGACGTTTTACTGTGGCTTGATGATTATCGAGACCCAAAAGATACTGAATTCTTAACTAAATTCTGTCCTGAGTTTGAAGCCCATAGAAAGGGTGTTATATGGGTCAAAAACTATAATGAGTTCAAGAATTGGATAGAAACTAATGGTTTACCAGATAAAATATCTTTTGACCATGATTTAGCTGATGAACACTACACACCTGTTGAAAGATACGGTGATTATAGTAAATGGTCTTCCGAAATGAACTTCAAAGAGAAAACTGGAATGGACTGTGCAAAATACTTAGTAGATTATTGTTTAGATAATGACGTAACGTTACCAAAGTGGACCGTACATAGTGCAAATCCAGAAGGTGCCAAAAACATAACTAAGTATTTAATTAATTTTATGAGACAATAATATGGTACTATTTTTAAGAAATGATAATAATAAAACCTTATTTGAAGTTGAGGTATGGGTTAATAGCAATGATGAACGTAGTGATTTTGTTGAATTATCAGCAACCGTTCACATACTGAACTATTCTAACCACCTCCTTAATGAGGTTAAGAATAAAAAAGAGTTCATAAATACTTTTGAAATGTTAAGTGAACTAAGAGGTTGGTTATGGGAAAGATATTTCATGACTGATGATAATGATGGTTCAAAAATAGATGATGTAGTATCAAAGTTAAGGGTCGCACTAACTAAGGTGGCCAGTACGTATAACTTAAATTTAATAGACGATTAAATATGAGTAATGAAATAGAAAAAATACTTATTAAATTAAATAATAAGTTACAAGACTACAACGATTCAAAGTCAAGTAAAGAATTTGAGCTTATGTCTCATTTTACATATGTTACCAACTATTACTATGAGGTTATTATGTTTGGTGATGAAATTTTATGGTCATCTGAAGACGACCTTAGAGAGTATGTCGATGAAGACGGTATGGAGCAAGAAGATTTAGGGTTATTTGTTGAGAAAGCGTTTAATAAATACGTAAATTCACTAAAAAAACTTAGGTTTGACACACCCGTTGATGAAAAAGTAGGTGGTTTCGAGGTTGCATCAGAACTAATAGAAGAACTAACATCAAGAAAAGGATTTGATGGTATATGGAATTCAATGGACGATGAGGTTAGAGATGAGATGTTTCAAAAATGGGTTAATATTGTTGAAAAATACAACTAAATCCAATATCATATGAAAACTATAACAAAACAATTAGAAGAAAAGTATGGTGGTAAGTGGAAGTATATTAGGAACCGATTTGCTGGAGGGACATGGTTTTGTAAAGAATTAGATGCTATGGCATATTATGTGGCCCATGGAGGTTACGATGTTAATGGCGAATATGTACCACCAATATTACAAAACATTTTTGTATATGGTATAGGTGTACCTAAACGTTTTGTGCCAAAGCAAAGTTATAATAAATTATTAAACAAGTGAACTACTACTCTCCGATATATTCGTGACTAAAGCAAACTCTTTTGTTGTCGATATAATGGTCGTTAAACATGTTGATATGTTTAACATCTGTTCTTAATTTCTTGTTCTTAGACGTTAGCTTCCATAAGGGTGAGTTTTCTCTATAAAAGCCCATGCGTGGGTGTGCAGTTCTAGAGAAATATCGCTTACCGTCATCAAGATGCAACTGAGCAATAGCGTTAGAAAACCTAACACCAATACCCATACCCTGATAATCTGGTAATACAACGGTTCTATGACCTCTCCAAGCGTTTTTAATACTACCACTAGGCATGGCCATACTAGCACCGAAACAAACTATATTACCATTCCAAACTCCTATCCAACATCTAGTAGCTTTTGAAATTTTATCATCTAAATAATGATGGTTTTTGAACATTGGCCAGACACTGTATTTTGTTCGATATATCTCGATAACAATGTCTGGCCTAGAGTAAAATTTCCGTTAAAGACTTCACCTGTATTCGTATTAATAACCCAATCTGGTTCCAACCACTCTAAAATATCCTCATGACAAGTAGATAACACAACATTTTTAATGTTATGTGATTTAATATACTTAGATAAGGACACTGAAGCTGCTTTAGCTACGTTCCTATCGACTACAGAGGTAAATTCATCTATACATCCGTCATTTTTAATTGAGCGGCTTAAATCGGCTCTAAACTTCTCTCCATTAGAAAGAACATGATAAGGTTTATACCAAGTAGGTATAGAATTTAACCCTACAGCACTTAATCTATTAATTCCATCATCTGGTGAATTGAAATGAGATATGATTGCCTCATTTAATTTCCATTTGTGGGTCTCGACATCACCAAATTGCTTCAATAAAGTCGTCTTACCAGTACCAGAGGCGCCTACTATTACACCAATACCATATTCTTCAGGTAAAAAATTAGGTTTAACCCATGGATTAAATTTATTGACACCGTCAAACTTACAATCAAACGCTTTCTCACTAGTCTTTATGAATAAATCAGGGTCTACGTATGAAACTAAAGGGGTTTCAGACTTATCTAGATAGCCAAGTATTTGTTTTTTCATACTATAATATATAAAACATTCACATTAAGTAAACAAAAAAGACGCTCAGTGAGCGTCTTTTAATACTTTTAGTCTTACATTTGTTCTTTAAAAGCTTGCCAATTATTGTTCAGTTGGTCAACTAACTTATCTACTAATTCTAGGGCCGTCTCATTACCAAATAAAGTTGGTTTATAATCATTATTGGTAGACAAGATTCTAGCTATGTCTTCGGCTGAATCTTGAACTGAACCACTAGAACCGTTTAATAGTTCATGACTTGGGATAGAGTTATTCTCGTTTAACTTTTTTTTTTAGTAATGTTACTTATTTTAATACCTTTTTTTTGTAATTCCTTTAACTGAGATTCAGTAACAGTTACTTTATTAGTCTTAGGTTTACTCTCAGCGGGTACCAAGTTTCTTTCAACGATTGCTTCTTCAACAAGGTCGTTGATTAGATTAATTAATTTAGATTCTTGTATCTTAACTATTTTAGGATTTTTATCTGCCATGGTTTTAATGTTTTATTATAAATATAACCAAAACAGATAAAAATCTAAAAAATTAGGAACCACTGTTACACAGCTTGTCTGCGCCACTTGAGGCTGCGTACGCATTCGGTTTTACTCTATAAGTTAACTGCATACCTTTACAGAAACCTACAACCTCACTAAAAGCAACATTAGATGCCCATAATGGGTTAGGGTTTACGTCGGCATGTATTTCCAAATCAATGTCATACAGCTCAACTAAATCAAGTATGTGGAAACATACGTTGATAGATAATTGAACCTCTTTCAACATTCTTTCCCTAATAGTTGGTCTGTATTTTTCTTGAAACACTCCTGAAATTACTTTAGCACCTAAACCTTTGTAAATAGTTTCATTATTTACTTTACCCATAGGCTTTTTCATTTCAACAATTATAGCAACAGCATACTTAAAACCCTTCCCTCTTTTTTGGGAATCAGTACCTACACAAATATTAAGTTTATTACCTAATTCGTGTTGCTCATCAATCATTTTTTCTAAATAATCGATTAATGGTTCGTTAATTGAACCATGGTTTACTCTTTTCCAAGTAATGTCTTTTAATTCCATTTCATTTAATTTATTTACTTATTATTAATAACAAATAAACATAAAGAGGGTAATGTTTACTTGTTAATTTCTACACTAGGTAACAAAGCTTGGGCCATGTCAACTAAATCATTATTAATACTCAAAAATCTTAATGAACCACCATTAGACTCATCTAACATTTTAATTTCTTCTGGCAGCTCCTTTAATTCATTTCCAAACAAATTTAAAAATTTTAACTCATTTAATTTACCTATTGTTTTAGGTAAAGTAGCCAACTTATTATGCGGCAAAGACAAAATACTCAATTTATCAAGGCCACCTATACTAGGGTGTAATTCTGTCAACCCAGTATTATACAGATAAAAGAACACAGTGTTTTTTAATCTACTAAGGTTTGGTGTAGTACCAATATTATAATCGATGTATTTAATAGTACTAGTGTCACTAGGCAATATATCAAATAAAATATCCGTAAATCCAAAACCATATAGAATATCTACATATTTTCGCTCTTCTTTACCAGCTTTTACCGCCATTTTATATAAAATGTCATAGAAAAACTTACTTAACCCATCATTACCCTCAATCAACTTACCTACATTCTGAATACGCCTATCCTTTCGGTCCATAAACATATAAGTTTCAAAATGAAGTTGATATAATTCATGAGTCTTATTAGGGTCAGTATCTTCTAAAAAATACGTCTTAAATATGACTATATATAACTTACTTTTAGTGTTAAAAGGTGTTTTTTGATTAACATAATGATTATAACTGTCTTTACTAGCAGTTGTACACCAATTAGTTAATCCACCAAATAACCTACTAGATTTTACACTCAATGGTGTAAAAACCATAACTTTTCTATCTTCATAAGGTATGTCACCTAACTTTAGCGTGACCATATTCCTTAAATCCTTCTCTAACTTACTTACGTCCTTTTCAATATGAGGGTCAACAGCATCAAACAACTGAGATAAACTCTTATAGTTGTTAATGTTAGATGGGTCCGATATATCTTTAAATGCTCGATTCCTAGAACATAACTCTTTAAATATAGGCTTGTTCTTCTGCTTATGAAACACTTTAAGATATTCAGTGGCCATCCACAAATCTTCTTTTACAAACATTAAAGCGGAAGTATAATCCGATTCTTTAATAAATCTAGTAAAGGTAGTCAACATCCATTGAACATACTCCTTATGTTCAGTCGGGTCCGTCCTCACAATATCCATAAAGACAAAATCAGCCACTCTTATGTTTTTAGGTACCTTGATACCCTCATTAGCTAATTTACGCTCATTAAAACTATGTAAAGCATATATTGAGTTATCCTCATCACCATCATCACGAACTTCAACGTAATGAATACCATCATCTGATATATTATCATTCTCAGATAAACTCTCGATGTCTTCTAAATCAAACACATTGAATCTCTTCGCAAGAAATTCTATACGTTTAATTGGATTCTTATTTTTACCCAAAACTATGTTTTAATAGACAAATATAAACGAAAAAATCTAAATAAGTAAGTTTTATTTGAAAAATTCCATTAAATCTTTATCAATAAAATATTCAATCTGGCTTAATAGATACCCTAAGGTCGACTTATACTCATCATTTTTGGTTATCAATGATTTTAAAATTAAATTAGGGCACTCACCCAAACAAATTCTAGTTTCAAACTCATTATATAATTCTTGGTAACCTAAATCTATAAATTCCCCAAGAATTTCGTTATACGTTATTATACGGTCAATTTCAATATCAGAATATAATTTATTTAATGAACTCTTTTTAAAAGCCTCGTGTATTTTACCTGAAAATTTATCTCCCAACGTACTAAAACTCTGGTTTGTATTTCTCATAATCTTACGTTTATGTCTTTATAATAAATATAAAATCTACCAGCTAAATCATAATTACACCACCATTAATTTCAAAAAAAAAACCTATCTTTTACGTTCTGTGTAAGATAGGGTTTAACTTTTATCGAAAAAAAAAACTATTTCTTTCTTCGCATACCTATCTCCCTATCGTAATCGCCATAATACCACCCTTTGATGTTATCATTTATCTGCGATACAGGTAATCCAGCAAACTTATGTTGTAGATACTCAGATAAGGCCTTAGGGGTTATAGAACTACCGTCTATTTTCTTCTTAATTAATGGTTGATTATAAAATTCGTTGGCAACCTGCTTAACACCAACACTAGGTTCATAATCAGCCTCAAGAAAATCCTGAATCCTATTATTCAACTTAACATTGGCCACCGTCTCATTAATATGCGACTCGATAACCTTCAACTGCTTTTCATTTATAATTAACTTCTTACTCATACTATTAAATATCTTAATAAAATAAAAAACCCCTCTAGCAGAGGGGGTAAGTACATTATTTAAGGCCTTTTATAATCTCTTCTATCTCATCTTTGGATTTAACCCCCACTGTACGGTCTACAACCACACCCTCTTTATTAAATACTATTGTAGGTATACTCCTAACACCATAAGTCCTAGCCAACGCACTGTCGTTATCAACATTTACCTTAGTAATAGCAACATTTTCATCAGTGTTACTCTCAGCAACATCCTCTACGATAGGACCTAACGTCTTACAAGGACCACACCAAGGTGCCCAAAAGTCAATTACTACAATTTCTTTATCTGATAATAACTTATCTAGTCCATCACTGTTAATTTCTAATTCCATAAATTTTAATTTTTTAGTTTATTGCCTAATATACTACTTTTTTAAATATTTGGCAAGTATTTATAACTATGCGAGAAACAATAGAAGATATAATAACCGATTTTATTTCAAAAGAATTTAAAATAAAAAGAATTCGAAATGAAAAACGTAAGTGGCGTAGCGCTATAATAATACCCAAAGGTTACATACGTCAAACTAAGAAGTATTATAAAACTAGCAATACACTAAACCATGCAATGGTATCAGCTGATATCATAGCAGCCATAACTAACGTATTCAATATCGATACCGATTTAGCTAAAAAACTAACGGAACGACATTTATCGAATTTTAAATTTTAATTTACTCAGACTCCTTATCACAGCCCTCGCAATAGGTCTCAATCAAACGTATTACGCTCTTATTTATCTTATCTGTATTCTCACATAATTTATGTAATAGGTAAAACCTAAAACTTAAATATACTATCAAAACAAGATTGGTTAATATCGTGAATAAATTAACAACAGGGAATATCAGTAAATATATCTGAGATAATATCAACACTATCATGAATAACTTATAAATAAACGCCACTATCCTTTTTTTATCTTTCATTGTCTTTTATTGTTTGCTTACTACTATAAATATCTTGATTTTTTTATAAAAAAGGGTTATCTTTAAATAAAATTTCTTATGGCGAACTACAGTTTTAGAGAAGACCTCAGTGAGGGGAAGGAAGGGGAAGACTTTGTCATCAATCACCTTAAAAAACTTGGTGGTGAACTGATATCTAAAAATGATGATAATCGATATGATGCCATTATACGAAGGAAAGGTAAAAATATAAAATACGAAATAAAGACAGATTTATTCTGCAAACCAACATGGGATACTGGTAATATTTTTGTAGAGGTGCAATGTAGAGGTAAAAAATCTGGTATCATGGTTAGCGAAGCCGAATGGTTTGTAACTTATTTCATAAACCTTAACGAAATCTGGTATATAAGAAAGAATAAACTACTCGATATCATAGAAAAATATAAACAAAATTTTATCTTTAAAGATAATGCTGGTGACCCAGCGTCAGAAACAAAAGGATGGATGGTCCCAAGATATAAATTTACTAAAGACTTTTTAGTATACAACTCAAACACTTTACAGAGAATACAA